TTGTACAAGGGCAGTGCTACCCCTTGGTACGACCTTGAGGTCGCCTTTTGCTTTCTCGTTAGTGCCAAATTCCATGTTGTAGTGAAACAACGCCTGAACCATAGGCTCTAACAAGAAGTCATCGATGTTCTTAATGGTGCTCTTCAGTGCGATATTCGCAGCACCCATCAACATCGACATGCCAGTTGCGGTTTTATTCAAACTCCGCGACTGCTCGCCGTGAGTATACGACGGCAAACTGGTAGTTTCATCCGCAAATCTTCTGAACAATTCAACGATTTGGTTCAAACCATTAGCGTTCGCAACGGGCTGATACCAGCGTACTGCTGGCATAGAACCATCACCACCTTCACGCAACCATACTCGCCAAGGATGGATGTCGGTTGGGTCTTCACCCGCAGCCAAAAGGTCTGTGTTGACCTCCATCATTGGTCCACTAGACAAGGCTAGGTTATCAAGCCAGATGCGAGTAGCCGCGTTCATAGTCGTCTGAGAGTCACGCATCATTCGTGGCACACCAGTACCCCAGAATTGATGGGGTGACCGCTCATACGGGAATATCTGGTACGGGATCTTGTACCCCGCAACAGGATTTAGCATCACTTTTATGACGCTGGTCCCGCATATCCAAACACAAGCGCTATAAGTGTCACTGAGATCAGCGTCTTCAGGTAGTTCGATGTTGTGGTCTTTGAGGTCGTATCCATCGATGGTTCCCCAGTACTCTAATACTTGGAAGCGATGGCTCTCTGCGTGGTCATGAATTCCGGCTATGCGTCGGCGATCACGCTCATGCTCCTCCTCAACATGGTTACCTTTACGGTTGTTCTTGAGCAGGTACTTGATCTCGTCCGAGTCAAACCCCGGTAGATCTGACAGGTCTCTGAATTGCTTTCGCGTCAAAACGTGACGGCGGAACAATCCTTCGCAATCGTCCAGTGTCGTGCAATAAGGGTCTGGATATAGATCAAAGATAGAGACCGACTCAACCTCTGGCATTGGCTTCTCAATCTGAGCCAGAGCAAAGCCTTGCTGACCCGTCTGAGGGTCAATTACCTGTGAGTAAGACTGGGTACGATCAATCTTGACCGTTCCAGCTTTGACCGCTCCAGAACCAAAAATACAAGCTTCCAAGATGCTTTCTTTAAGCTTCATCTCGGCATTGTTCTCTATGAGCTGATCTTCTATCTCTAGAGTCATAGCCTCAGCGGCTTTCTCCGAGATTTCTTTTTCAGCGCCGAGAAACTCTTCCTCCAACTCCATCATCCGCGCAGCAATCAAATCCTGATTCATTGCTGGGTCCATGCCGCCAGACGCAGCGATCACTTGCTGCATAGCCATCTCACGCATCTGCATCGCTTTGATTGGGCTGATCGTAGGGATTGGAGTGGGGTGTATGGCGAAGTACAAATCGCCGTACTGAAATAGTAGGTCAATGATCCGGCTGTACGCCGCCATGACTTTTGTTCTGGTAAGACCAACGAAGACTTTGGAGCGAGCACCACTCTCGTTCAGGCGAGCCAAAACATCCGGCTCATACTGCCCCTGATACTGACGAAGGTCTTTCAACCACTCGTTCTCAGTTTCTTTGCGAGCGTCTTTGTATTCTTGGAAGACATCAGAAAGCCTAGCACCCAGACTGACCAGCTCTTGGTCTTGGTTGCCATCGTATTCTGCGTCGTCCTCAGGAACGTCTAACTCGTACTCAGCCATCAATAACCCGCCACAGAGTCAACCGACTCATATCGTCGTTGTATGATTCTTGCCCTTGGTCTGGGCATTGAAGCGAGTCCGTGCAGGGCTATAGCATAAGCCATAACCCGATCATCATAACACCCCTGCTGGGAATTAAAACTTCCTTTTTCATCAATGACATACGTCCGTAATTCGTTCACCAGCTCGATGTCCGCGATGCCCGATTCTTCCTGTCTGAGGAGTGCAGCCATGTTGTCCACGATCAGCGGTTTGGTCTTGCTGGTAGTGAGGAAGCCGCCCCGCTTTGTGAGCTTGTCGCCATAGGCTCCATCCACAGATGACTCGACAAACATGTTGGGGTAGTTGATCTCTTGAAGTCGCCGAAGCGTGGTCAGACCGTGGTTGTTCCGCTCAACGATCACATACGCATTGTTGTACCGCTGACCTAACTGCGAGATCAGGTTTCCCCACTCCCAAGGGTCCACATGACCGTGCCAGCAAGCGACCTGCCTGCCATAGGAATCCAATACCTGAGCAACGCTGTAGTCCCCGTATGACAGACCCTCAGCTACGTCCACGCCGATTACATAAGCATCCTCTTGAACCGGAGGGAACCACTCTTTGTATGGACCGCTCGAGTGAGCTTGCAGCGCACCATTGCGATAATCCCCACGAAAGTCCGGCGTGTAGCACTCCTCTTCCGCTGCACGAAGACACTTGTCCTCCACGAAACAGCGACCAGAAGTCAAGAACGACTCTATTGGCGTAGACGGGTACTCCTGCCGAAACAAGTCGGTGCTACCCAGCTCATCTAATTTTGCGCGGCGGAAACACAACTGCTCATCACTGAGACCATACTGCTGCGCCAGCTTGTACTCCTCCGGTGTCGCCTCGAAGTACGGACTAGGCTTACGGATGTACTCCGGCATCCAGAACCACGGGATAAAGCAGACTTGCCACTCGGTCTCTCCACGCAGACTTTTCATCGTCTGATCGTAGAACCAACCGCCAGCACCATTCGCTGTGGTCTCTAGTATCACCTCGCTATCCTTGCCACCGACTGTTTGAAGTAGACCGGCAACAATGTCATTACCCTGGGGATAGAAAGCTACCTCAGAGCCATGCACAAAGCGGTTTGTTTGCCCTCGTCCGGTCTGTGTAGATCGGGCTGTACCTACTCGGTAACGGCTGTTGATCTCGTCAAAAACGAGCGTTGTGGCAGTCTGAGTGGATAACGGAGGCTTGAACGCAGGATGAGGAATGTTGTCGTAGAAATAACGCACCATGTTAAAGATCGAATTCGTCGATTCGGCTAGGTGAGACAATACGAAAGCGTTGGCGTTACGGTTCTGGGTGATCTTCCAGAAATACCTGCCCTCTACATAGGTAGAAATGCCGACCTGTCTAGCCTTGAGAACCAGAGCGCGGATATTTCCCTGCCTCTGCATCTGCTCTTCAAGACGATTGTGCAGCCACATCTGTCCTTGATTCAGGACAAACGGCTTAGCCACACCTTCCTTGGTGACAATCTTGAGTACATTTTTGGCGTATAGCGGGAAGTTGCCTTTAAGTTTTTTTGCGGCTTCTTCGATCTTGGTCATAATTTGCTATCGCTTGGCACCACCAAACAAACATGTCCAACGGCATTATGTTCTTCATCATGTTGGCTCTGTTACAGACCAACACCACATTATCTTTATCATAGCCAAGATTTGAATCCACTCGGTCTATGCTCAGGTCGTAGTCACCTTTATCACTGGTGCGAGAAAGCGGGAATCCCGTTATCGCGCATCGATAATTCTGCCGCTCAAGGATCTCTAAGATGTAGTCCTTGTCTATCTCAAAACTTAACCCGTGCTTCTTTGCTCTTGCTTTGGCGATCCGTATGCGACTACTGACGTAGCTCTCATAGTTATCCCGCCACCTGTCCTTGTCTCGGAGGTGCTTGCACTGGTTGCAAATCAGGCGGTTTAATCGGGCTACTCCAGTGCCGCATATGCGGCATTTTCTACCTTTAGCACCCATCCCCCTCCCTCGGTGACTTCCTCGAATAAATTCACCGCCTTGCGGCTATTAGCCACAGCGATAGTGTCCCCCATCAAATCGGTGCCAAGCGCAATACAGCCTTGGAGCTGGTATGCAAAGTTAGCTGCGTGAATAAGAATATGAGTGCGTCCCGGTACATCTTCGAGCTGCCAAGTAGGTCCAAACTTTGGAGACTCGCGCCACTTCAGTTCATACTCACCCACAGGAATACAGGATATGTTGGGCTTGTTGTCCAGCCACGGACGCTCTACCGACCAGAACTCTATGTCAGAGAACTTGATGATCCCCAGAGTTGCGTCAGGATGATATGCCCAGCGTTGCAGAACGATCTCACCCACGCTTCGACTCCTTCTTCCCGAAGATACGGTCATAGTTATCACCAAACTTCTTATGATCCACTGGGCGACGGAGGTCACCCTTGCCATACAAAGTCTCGCGGTGATCGCAGCTCTTCTTCTTCACTTCTTCGCCTTCTTCTTCGGGGCAGGTTTCTTCTTCATCATTGGCTTCTTAGGCTTCTTTCCGTAGTTCATCGCTTTCTCCTTCGCGCTTTTACTTAGATCTTTCAGGTGGAAAACAGGCTTGCTCGAAGACGTATGTTTTGAGCCTGAGTGCAACGACCCATCAGGCATCTTGTGAGTGCCTCCTGTATGGGGCGTCCCGTCCTTAAAAAAATGAGGCATTCCTTTAGCCATTGTAACCTACTGTTTTTATTACCATTTTGTCTTGTGAGACCAGTACCGAGCTGACAGGATGTCCGGCTTGGAATCCTGGGCGTTGTGTCTGGCGTAGTAGCTCTTCTTGCGAGCTTTATCCTTTGCGGTCTTGGGGTTCTTCCCAGCTCCCTTCACCCCTTGCTGCCCGAACCTGATTGTCTTGGTCTCTCCACTGGCATTCCGGGCAACGACAACGTGCGATTTCGTAGGATGACTTGGGGTACGCTTTGGTTTGTTGTAGCCGCTCACCCCGGCGTTCTTCAACTTCGAGTCCGACTTCTTCTCTGACATCGCTCATTTCGTCCGCTTATGGTTGTAGTCGATCCGCTTGCTGGAGGTCTTCTTCTTCTTGAACTTAGCCTTCTCTTTGGCGCTCATCTCAGAAGCAGTTTTTGGAGTTTTTGCGGAAACCCTCTTGCTCGGTCTACAAGCGGGATAGGCTCGCTTCTCGCCCTTCTTGCGACCACAAGACTTGCCGGTCTTGATATCGACCCACTCCTCTTTGAACCAGCGATCTAAGCTACTTCCCTTTTTTGCCACTGCTCTTCACCGTCTTGTATTTGCCGCCTCGCCGCTTGTATTCCTGCACTAGCCAGCCATTCGCATATGCACTGGGGTAGACCTTGAATTTCTTTTTCGCCGCAGCCTTCACACGGGCGTACAGCGCCTTGTCGGTGGGCACATTAGCCACTAGTGGTTATCAGCCTCTTTGACGAAAACGCCGTCCACCATGCGTCCCTTGCGGTCCTTGATGTCGTTGTAGGCTGTGACCAAACACTGGTTTAGGTTCAGGTTGTTGCGAGCCGCGATATTGATCAGGACAACCATGATGTCGCCGATATCATCCGCAACACTACGATCCTTGCAGATGCTCTCTGACAGCTCACCGCACTCTTGAATCAGCTTGGCAAACTGGTCCTTGTCAGA